ATGAAAAAGACACTGCTTTCTCTTTTACTTCTCACCTGTGCCAGCAGTGCGCTGGCCGCGCCGCAGGTCATCACCGTCAGCCGGTTTGAAGTGGGCAAGGACAACTGGGCATTTAATCGTGAAGAGGTCATGCTCACCTGCCGTCCCGGTAACGCGCTGTATGTCATCAATCCCAGTACGCTCGTGCAGTATCCGTTAAATGACGTAGCGGAGCAGCAGGTGGCCAGCGGGAAAAGTAACGGACAGCCTGTCAGCGTGATCCAGGTGGATGACCCGGCAAACCCCGGGCAGAAGAAAAGTCTGGCACCGTTTATTGAGCGCGCTGAAAAGCTCTGCTAGCCGTCAGGTTTCCAGTAAAAAAAAACCGCAGGTGCTTGTAAAAGCTCTGCGGTTTTTCACATTTAGTGATGTTCTGACGCTTTTTTTCAGACCACTTTTACTGTGGACTGGAAAACCTGACGTCGTCATCTATTCTTAAAGGGCAAGGCGATTGAGCCTGCATTAATGCCAACTTTTAGCGCACGGCTCTCTCCCAAGAGCCATTTCCCTGGACCGAATACAGGAATCGTATTCGGTCTCTTTTTATCTATTTGTTTTTCAAAGGTTTTTTCGGTATTAACACGAAATCCCCCGAAAATTACTCGAATATTCCATATCCTGTCTAAACCATAACATACTCTGCACCACGTGCGTCCAGGTATTTTTTGGTCATTGTTAAATTTTTGTGGCCGAGTAAGCGCTGAGCAAATTCCTCCCCGCGCTCCTTTTCATAGAGCCTGCTCGCCAGACTTCTGATCTCATGGAAAGGAGGTGGATTAGGTCCGAATTTTAACCCGGTCGAATCCCTTATCTCTGCAAAGGCCTGGGTGAGTCCGTCAGGAGTTAGCGGCCCCGGCTTTCTTCCCCCGCGGCGGACCGGAGAGTAAAGCATGAAGTCGGAAGGGTTGTTCACCCGGCATCGATCAATGACATCCTGCAACACAAGCCCGGCGACGTCCAGCCTCAAATCAAGGGGGAGTGCCAGTTTGTGACCTGTTTTCTCCTGCGTAACGAAAAGCCTCTCATCTTTAATATCACTGAACCTGAACAGTGAGATATCCTCCCGCCGCTGGCCGGTGACCAGTGCCAGATCGCATGCATTTGGCGCCCATTCAGAATGAGTTAACGCAGCCTGGCGAATGACGGTAAATTGTTCGAGCAGCAAGCGTTCTCGCTTAACTTTCGGTGTCGGCGTTCGCGTCGGCTCTGCCGGGTTCCTGTCGACATGTCCTTCTACGATCGCCTCCCTGAATATGTCCATCAGAACAGACCGCAGCCCGGAAGCCATGCTCTTTTTATCGCAGAGAATGTACGCTTCAAGAAATGAGGCGATGTCCTTGGTCGTGACAGAGGCGAGGGGTATTTTGCCGAACTCTTCCTTTATGGTGGCGATCTGGTTTCGCCTGACCTTCATCGTGTTTGGTTTCAGCTCGCGCCGCTCGAGAATTACCTCATAACGCTCCAGCCATGCAGCCACTGTGAAAGTGGGCACGTCTTTTATGCGATCCAGGAGAGAAGAGGGGACGTAATTCTGGTCGATGTAGTTGTTGGCCTCAATGGCCTGGGCAACGGCGTCCTTGCGATCAATTCGGCCAAGAGAAATCTCCTGCCCGGTCATCGGATTGCGCCAACTGTAAAGTCTGTCTCTTTTACGATAGGTCAGGTTACGGGGCAGGTTAGCGTCGTAACGTACTGGCCTTTTCGCCATGAGTCAGTCTCTCCAGTAAGGTGCCGCCGGACGGCAGTTTGGTGTGTTTCGGTTTAGCGCGCAGATTCTTCTTGCGCGGATCCACGTAGATTGCGTCAGGCTGAACCTTATACTCCTTTCCGTGCAGTTCCGGCGCGGGATAAATTCGCCCCTCCCGCGTCCATCGACGCAGAGTAGAAAGGGAGGGTGGAGTCGTGTAGACCTCAGCAGCCCATTCCTGCAAATTGAGAAGCTTAGCCATGAGAACTCCTTAGCCACCTGGCATTATATGCGAGGCCGCGTTGACGTGTTGATTAATCGAAATCAGATAAGAAAAAACCGCCCGTAGGCGGTGAGATTTAGTTGTTAGTGGTTGTAAATATTACTTTATTTTCAGTGCCCTTTTAGCTTCCTGCACAAGCCCATCCAGTAATGTTTCTGATGCCCCAAGATCTGCTTCAGCGCCATCCAGGGAATTTATCGCATCATCCCTATAGTCTGAGCGAGTTTCTGCTCTCATTTTGACAAAATCATTCAACAACTTAGATGCTTTTGGGGTTAACGTAAAATCAGAAAGTTGAGCTATTCGCTCAAGTTCCTGTATATCCTCCCAATAAAGGTCTGTGAGTAACTTTTCCTGTTCAGGAGGGTGTCTGTTAAACGTTTCATCTTGTTCCTGCGTGAGGCTATATTCTAGATTCAGAAAATAGCGGTCAGTCATTTTGACCCTATATGCTTTATCGATTACATCGGTGAATGAGGCCAGTCGTTTTTCCCACCACTTTTCTTTGTAAAATCGATTGAGGGCAAATTTAGCGGTTAAGAATGCAGCTACAATACCGGTTACCAGCCCAATGATTATTTTTGAAGTTAGGTCGTAATAATCGAACTCATTTCCACTCATGAGCATATCCTTGTAAATGTTAGTAGGATCCAAGAAAACACTATCTGCATATTACTTCACCTGAAAATTTTTAACTTCAACTCAATCTCTTCTTGGCAACTGGCGCACGTCTGGCATCCGGGAACGGCAGCGCGCCGCGGAGCCGGGATATCCTCGCCGCATTCAGCGCAATGCTCAGCCGATAAGGCGTTGCGGTTCAGTCGGTGAGAGGAAAGGGCAGCGTTACGCTGAAGCTCTTCAATTTCTGCTGCGGTATCGATGATATCGGCCATGGTCACTCCTTACCGAGGGCTTTGTTGATGGCGCGTAGAGCCTTACTTCCGGCGGGTTCATCTTCGAGCCGCCAGTTACCGGCATCGCCTGAATCAGCTAGCTGCTTATAGTTTTCGAACAGGCATTGCAGTGCATCCAGCAAATCAGGCGCGGCTGCTATAAGCTGCGCATCCTCTATTTCATTTCTCGTTGCTGCTTCAATGTACGTGTCGCCAATTGTCACGCCATGGAAAGTAGTCATCATTTCGTTCACGTTTCTAATCGTGTACTTCCATTCGCCCGGCGTACCCTTAAACTCTCTCATAATCAATGCTCCCGGAACTGTCGGTTAATTCGGTTGAATGTGAACGCCAGCAATAAAAAAGGCCGACTAAGCGACCTGGTGATTAGTGCCTTCATGTTGCACCGCCTTCATTCTTTTCGGCTTCGACAGCCATCTGCTCAAGCCGCTGCGATAGCTCGGCGGTCAGCGTCTGGAATTCTTCCTCGGTAGCCACCGGGATCGGCACAAAGCGAATCCCGATGTGTGCGAGGTGGTTGGCGATTTCGAGGCTTTTCCTCAAATCAACTGGTGATGCTCTGTTCATGCTGCACCGCCAACGTTTCGCAGCCAGATGCAGACGGCGCCATCTTCCGTTTCGTGAATTGAACCGACAAACCAACCATCACCGGCTGGGGGGGCGGGCTGCCACGCTGAGATGTCATAACCGTCCACATCGGGATCGACATCATCCTCATCGCGGTACTCCACTTTCCACTCAAGGCCGTTCTTATCCAACCAGGCGTTAAATTCATCAGGTGAGATAGACTCGCGCCCATCGCAAAATTCATCGTAAAGCGGGTGAGTCCAGTAGCCGTATTGGTCGCGTTCGACGGGTAGGGGTTTAAATTCTGTTGTCATTTTTCGGCTCCAAACCGCCCATTTAGGCGGCCAGTTTTGACGACGAACTCCAGGAGGCTAACTCCCAGAGCTTCTATTTTCTTGTGATGCTTGTTGATGATGGGGGGCACCGTTTCGTTCCAGTTTGGCTTTGGCTTCTTGCGCATGGCCTGCTGGATTTCCTCGGTGCAGCGGCGGCAGGCTGAGCGGATGGCGTTTTCATTTGCTGGTGTCATAACCCCTCCATATAAGCCCGGACGAATTCAGCCGCAGCCTGCGCGTTTATGGCGTTACCGTAGCCCTTAAGTCGGCCTGTGCGGTTGCGTCCAGCCATTGCTCGTAATGAGGACTTGCCGTGTCCCAGGCTTTTGGCAAACCTTGCAACCAGCGGGAATGTGCCGGGTTCAACTGGACGCCATTGCCCATCTCGACATAAGAGCCAGTCCGCATCTCGCCAAAAACCGTTAACCTCAAGGGGCCTACCATTGATGCAGCCATTGAGAACGGCATCCCTCCCTGGGCGTAACGTTTCTCCCTCATCGCCGATTCTGTTGTTGGCGTAGGCCACCCGGTCAGCAATGTCGAGCCTGGAAGCTTCAGGCATACCTTCGGCGAGCCGTCTGGATTCTTCCCGCTGTAGCAATGAGTCGACCCGGTTGAGTCGTTCGCCACTGGTGTTTGCCAGCCTGTCAGTCGAGCCGCTCCGGAGACGTGCTGTAATCCCCGTTTCGTTTCCGGCTGCGGATTCGTATTCGCTACAGGCGTTGGCCACCCAGTAGGCCCGCTCTCTGATGTGCGGCGCACCGACGCCCGCTGCCGCAAACGGCACAAGCCCGAAGGCGTAACCCATTCCTTCCAGGTCAGTTTGTACAAGGTCGAACCATGTGTTTGCGTTACCGCTTGCAACCTGTTCGCCAAAGACATGCTGAGGTCTGAGCTCGCTGATGAGATGGAAGAAGTGCGGCCAAAGGTGCCGCTCGTCAGCAAACCCATCACCTTTGCCTGCCGCGCTGAAAGGCTGGCACGGGCAGGAGCCTGTCCAGACTGGTTTATCGTCAGGCCATCCGGCGAGCCGCAGGGAATGAGACTAGGCGCCAATTCCGGCGAAGAAGTGGCATTGCGTGAAGCCTCGCAGGTCGTCAGGTGTGACATCTTCAATACTCCTTTCATCAACTTCGCCTGGGGCGATATGGCCGCCTGCGATTAAGTTCCGAAGCCACTGGGCAGCGAACGGGTCGATTTCGTTGTAATAAGCTGCTGGCGTCATGCGGCCTCCGTCTTAACAACATCGATGGCGCAGCCGGGCAGCAGTTCCACTGCGGCGGTGGCGCACTGATTTCCCCAGTGATGCCAGCCTGGCGCTGCGCTGCGGCTGAATAACTCAATGCGCGGTACATCGCCGTAAAGCAGCTCCAGTCGGTGGCGAACTTCCCACGGCTTTTCGCTGTGTGCTCCGAGTGGGCTGTAGACCACCTGTTTAATCCCGGCATGCTTTCGTTCCAGCCCGGCGCCGCGGGTAGCAATCAGCAAGTCTTGAGTATTGGCGCGGGTGTGGTTGCCACCGTTCATTCGCGTCTCGGCGTTAAGCAGATCAAGGAAGTCGTAAAAGTCGGTGATTTCACCCTCGGCCAGCGCCTTGTTGATGCGCAGTTCCGCGTTCTGATTCAGCTTCACCCAGGTAAAGCCCTTCATCGTGCGAACGGTAAAACCCCAAGCTTCGGCTAGTTCAATCGCCTCCTGGTTATGCGTGCCGGTGTACCACATCGCCAGCACCGCGTTTTCGGCGGCGAGTTCCCATACCGGGAGGCGTTTGATGTCGATGAGCTTCATGGTGGAGTAGTGATCGGCAGCGGCTCCGTTGCTGATGGTGTTGCCGTAAGACCATGGCGGATCGACATACAGAAGTGAGTATTTCGCTGTCATGCCGCCTCCTGCCTTTCCCGATATTCCTCAGCGAGCCGCTGCGCCTTTAGTGGATTGCTGACCACTTCACCCCATGGCATTAGCCAGCCGTTACCAGTGAAGGGAAGGCACAGTGTGCCAACCCTGATGTCGTCGTGAGCGTGAGTCATAGGATGGACTCCATTTCGTCGATGTAGAGGCCCTGAGCAATGAGGCGGCGACGGCGGGCGGCACGCGCTATGCATTCTTGCCGTCTACCTTCCTGCGACTGCTCTATTGCGCGCCGGGTGAATAGCCGCGATTTACCCTGCGGCGTTACAACCTTCGGCTTCGTTACTAGGTCGAAGGTGCGGTCACAGATGCCGTCCTCGTTGAGCCATTTTTCCGACTCAACGATCTGCGCTATCTGTCCGGAGCCGCGGGTAATGCCGTTGGCTACCCGGTTAAACTCGATGAGCGTTACGCCAAACTTCTCGGCGATTTCGCTGCCGGTGACCGGACGGCCACGCGTCTGAATCATCCAGATAACGCGCTCACGGAGGCCGGAGAATTGCCCGGTTCGCCCAGGCCTGCGGTAGAAGGGTGTACGTCTCATTCGAGCTCCAGAATGCGGCGCTTCGTGTCCGCAACAAGTTCGAGGAAGTCTGTTCGACGCGCGCGAAGCCGGGCTATTTCTGTTTCACATTCAGCAGCTGTAAGGCGATAGACTATGAGTTGCTTACCGTCCGGGAAGTCTGAGCAGTAGCTGATGAAGTCCACCCAATCCCTACCAGAGCAATCAAGGTGACCGACCAGTTGCCATCTGTATGCCGGATCGAAGGAGCCGCGGGTGAGGGTGGAGTAGTGAGTGGCGGCAATGACAGACTTAATTTCAACGAGCCCGTCCTGGCCAACGAGGCCATCGGGGCTGTCACCGTACGTGTCGTGATCAAAGAAACCGCCGTTATCCACGTCGACGAAGTTCATCTCTTCGTACAGCATGCGGGCAATTGGCTCCTGTTCGTGCCCGCGCTCCATGTGGTCGTTTGAGAAGCCAAACTCAGACTTGCACCCCTTAATTTGCTCCAGAGCCAACTGAAGTGCGTAACGCTTGGCTGGTTCGCCAAAAGCCTTTCCATCGTTAGCCATAATCAGGCCGAAGTTGGACGCGGTGGCCTTACCCAGGCGAAGAGCGTCCCACTCTTCACCGTTTTGCTCGACGTCGTGCCAGATCATGATGAACACTCCTGCTCAAGCTGGCGGCGATGTTCTGGAGAAATGTCCATTCTCGCCAGCACTGCATCAAGGTTGCCATCGCGCTTGAAGGCGGCCTTAGCGTTATTCCATGCCTGCGTTTTTTCCGGCGAAAGCACCGGCTTTGTAACGCGAGCCGGGCTTAAGCGGAGGCCTTCAACCGATTCCTTTCCGAACCGGACATTTTTATCGACGTAAACAGTGACCTTCACGCCTACCCAATCCTCAAGGAAGGGGGATCCGGTAATGCTTTTCAGCATCTTGCTATTGGTGGCATTCAGAATCATCGGCTTGAGCTTTTCGCCGGGGCGCAGTTCGCGCTCTTCAAAATAAGCGGTATTAAAAACGTCTTTGGATTTTTTTGTTTTGTCGTTCTCTAACGTTGCCCGGGCGATCGTCAGCACCGTTGGCTCAACGATGTCCGCGCTGCTCAGGTAAGGGGAGTCAAATGCCTTGCGGTAATGTGTTTTTGAATCTGTCATTTTGCAGCCTCTCTGATGAATCTGTGTACCAAAGGCCTGAGAGCATCCTGGATGGTGAAATGCTCGCGTCGCTCTTTGCTGCTGTCATAAATCGGTGTCCAGCCGCATCCCGTATTCACCTGGATCACCTGGTAACTCCCTTTCCCATCTCTCCACTGAATTCCGTTCATCGAGAGCCACTCCTTAAAGTCGGCTAATTTCGATTTGTGGAGTAAATTTCTGCGGGCCATTAACTCTCTCCTTAAAACGGGCATCCGGTACGATGTTCCCAGTCGTATTCCGCCTGGGCGTAAGCAACTGCCGAAATGAAATCGTTGTAGGCCTCGCCGGCTCTATCGCTGCGAAGTCCTTCGTATGGGCTGGAGTCAATCGGGATCGTGAAGTGGAAGAGGCCTGACGGCTCTTTTGGCATCATGTCGATGATTTTTTGCGCCCGGTCGTCTATCCACTTCTCTTTCTCGTCGTCGAGCTGCCGCTCAACCCAGCGCCGATCTTCGATGCGGTCGTAAGTGAGGTATGCGTTCATGGCTGAACTCCTGAAATTTGGATGTGCAGATCCCGCCCGCGTAATGCCAGGCCGAACGGTTGAATAGGGTGGTTAGTGCTGGATAGGGTTGCCGTGACCGTCAAGAAGGACGTCAATCACGCAGTCACTGAGTCGGATTATTTCTGCGTCAGTGTGCAGGTATACCCATTTTCGCTCCTGAATGACTGCTGAGACGCGATATGTGCGGCCTTCATGCATTGCCATCATCCCGGGCGTGACGCACTGGCGAATGAGTGGGGTGGTGCCGTAATGGTTGATCATGCCTTCACCTCAACCTGTTCCAGGAGTCCAGAGATATGCATCTGCCAGCGGTTAAGCGTCAGCTTGTCGCGCGGGTTAGATACCGACGTCAGCTGCCACTCGTTATCGTTGAGCTTTTTGGCGGTGTACTGCTTGCCGTTGTGGGTGACTGTCATGATGCCTCCCGGCGATTTGCCTCGGAGTCCTGACGGAATGCTTCACGCAAGAACTCTTCACTAAATTCCATCTCAGGAGCCTGAACGAACGCGATATACGCTTCTTCCTGGCAGTTTGTGCAATATCCGGATCGGATTGCGCATCCGCAATTTTCACAGTGTTTGGACATAATCATCTCCGCGCTTAAGGCCGCGCCGCCGAACGTTAACAAGACTTCTGCGCTAATGGGCGGTGGATGGCCGCCGATTGTCATAACTAAGCCGCCTCGGTGAAGCGACTGAGGTATGAAAAAGGCCGCCTAAGCGACCTTGGATTCACAATTATTTGGTGAGGTCCTGAACCTCCAGGATGAAACTTTCGGCTGGCTCGTTGAATTGCTGCATCTGGTCGATGACAAACAGTTCCAAATATTCACCGAACTCACCATTAGTGGAGATAATGAGGTGGTCAGGGTACTGAGGGTTACCGTAGTTATCGATTTGCCAAAGGATGGCCGGGAAAGTGTCAACATTGGAAAGCTCGTTCTGCTCGAACACGCCGCCAAACATATTCATTGGACGACGATCAAAGTGGCCAGTTGCATTGATACCCACGCGGACGAAGGGACTAAACGTCTTGGCTTTTTCAACGTTGACTTCAACTGCCAACTGGTTAATTGCGATTTTCTTGGCAGACAGGAACACATTTTCAAACTGGCTCATAACTTCTCCTTGGTTTATTAAAGGACCATCTCTTGGTCCGTTGTGTTGATTTAACAGCAACCCCTAATCAGGAGTTGCTGGTAAATCGTGTTGCCATAATTGCCGCTCCTCCTGAGCCCGCCTATGGTCCGACGCATGGTTTACTGTCGCGCCGTTCGACTGACCGAATCTCCACTTCGCCGCTGGCTAACTTCGCTCAGCTGTCGATGTTTCGTTTCGATGAATTGATAATAGCGATGAGTATTGTTTATAGCAATACGTATTGATATTAAATAATAGCAATTGCTATTAATGCGTTGATAGCTAAAGGAATTTATTTTGATATTTTTTCGAGTGAATGAGATTCGGATCGTGTTTTAAGTGGGATGGGGCTTGCTGTGATGGGAGGGCTAGCTGCAGGCAATAAAAAACCCAGCGCTAAGGCTGGGTTCTTCTGAACTGAGAAATTTAGCGGGTAACCATAACTGTATTGTTCTGTCCTGCTTTTACTGACGCAGGGGACATCAGCGCGCCGCCTTCAGTCACCAACCCGTAAGTGGATGGACGCATCCAGGTAACGGTGGTTTGAACGTAATATTCGCCAGGAGCAATGTTATCGAACTCAAACTTACCCTGGGCATCAGCAATGGTGACTTTCTCATACTTCGCAGCGCGCATATCTTCTTTGTCGCAGCGGGTCAGCCCCATGCAGGTGGTGAACTGGAAATCGGTATAAGAGGTTTTTGGCATCAGGATCACCTGGCTGCCGGCCGCTACTTTTACGTCTCCGCCCATTGTCTTGAGGAATGCCTGACCAGTCAGTTTCTCTGATCCATCAAGCTTCAACTTGTCATACTCGGCCTGTGGGAACGGCGGGAGGTTTACTGGTTTAGGAATGGACATGCACCCAGAGAGAAGCGCAGCTGCTGTCGCTGCAATAACCAACTTTTTCATGATAATCCTTGCTGTGAAAAGCCGTTAGGCAAAAATTTTAACCGTGTTTTCTGTAGGTTTGAGGCATGCTGCCAATCACTTTACCGAACACTAGTATCCTGTTCATTTCTTCTTTTTCAATCGGATCCCATGGACGGTAAGTCTGGTTATCTGAAATGACCAGAAGCTTATCTTTCATCTTTTGGAGGCGTTTAACGTGCGAGGTGTCGTCGTAGATGAAGGCGTAAATCCCATCGCCATCAAAGTGCTGGACGCTGATGTCGACGAATAGTAAGTCGCCTGGCTCGATGGTCCCGGACATGCTATCACCGCGAACATTGATGATTCTGATCTGCTCCGCCTTCCTGCCGTTGAACATCCGGCGGGCATCTTCGACTGAATATTCCACGGATCGTAGCACCTCTACAAACTCGCTGTTGATGGCTCCTGGCCCAGCGCTTACGTAAAAGTCTAGCGCTACAATGCGGAAAGTGTCAGTAGGTCCCGGCTCGGTTTTTGGCTGAGAAATTGCGGGCATTTGACCATCGTCACGCATCGGGCCAACTCCGGTTGAAAGCCACTCGGAGCGAACGCCAAGCGCGTTGGCAATCTCAACGATTTTAGTTGAGCCGCGGGCATTACCACTGGTCAGCCGCCATATAGTGGGCTGAGCAACGCCAGACGCCTTAGCAAGGGCGCCCTGAGACATGCCTGATAGTTCCATCGCCTGATTCAGGCGTTCTGCAAGAGTTTCTTTTTTCATGAGTTTAAATTTATACGCTTGCGTATTGATGGTCAAAACACGTTTAGCTATTGCCTAAACCAATACGCATTGCTATTATCAATTCACACCAATACTCATAGGAATTGGAATATGACGAACAAAACCATCCAGCGCGCCATTGATATCGCTGGTAGCCAGAAGAAATTAGCCGACCTTTGCGGTGTGGCGCAGCCGACGGTATGGCGCTGGTTGCACGGTGGCGGCATCGATGCCCGCTACGTAATGAAGATTGTCAATGCAACTAACGGCAAGCTCAAACCAGCAGATATCCGTCCAGATCTCGCCCAGCTGCTTGGGGCGAATAACACAGCCGCTTAAAGGCGGCCCTAACCACGAAAGGGAAAGCAATGCATTCACTTGCGTATCAACAAGGTAACAAATTTTCGCCAACGGCGATGATTTACCAGAATCGCCGGGAACCTGATTCCACGGCGTTAAACATCGATGGGATCCGCGCAGCTGTTCGGGCCTGGGCAGCTGACTGCCGCAGCCGTGAATTTGTCGCAGCGCTGATTGTTGAAGAGTGGCGGGCGTCCGGCGGAACCGGTCTGGATATCCCGACTGACTCGCACCGCCAGATGCAGAAAGTATTTCGCTGGATCGACGGCGACACCGAATACGCGGCCAACAACATTCGCCAGCTGGCACCAGCAATCATGTCCGTATTGCCGCTGGATTACCGCAACCGCCTGGCGCCGCAGAACGACACGATGTCGCTGATCGCATCCGCGATGAAAGAGTGCGCTGAAGCTAAACAGGCCGTGCTTCTGGACGCTCCAGAGCATCAGAAGCTCAAAGAGGTAAGCGAGGGTATAGCGTCGCTGTTCCGCCTCATGCCGGAGCAGGTAGGCCCGCTGATGACGATGGTCACTTCGATGCTGGGGGTTATGTGAGAACTACAGAAATAGCGAAAGCCGGTCTGCGCGAACAGAACCGACTTTCTGGTGGAATTAATTGGATCAATTCACAGAGGCAATTATGCATCTCGAGCCATTAACAAAGCAAGTCGGTGTACTGAAGACTATGGATGTTCCAGCCGACTTCAGAATGGAAGGGTGGGTATACGTGTTAAGCAATACATGTATGCCTGGCATCTACAAAATTGGAATGACCACAACAAGCCCGGAAGTTCGAGCGCGAGAACTTTCATCAGCTACTGGTGTTCCTGCTCCATTCAAGGTTGAGGCGGCTTTCTACAGCCATTCTCCGCTCGATGCTGAAAAAGAGATTCACGATGCTTTGTCGGAGTGGAGAGTAAGCGAGTCTCGCGAATTTTTTCAGCTTGATTTGAAAGAAATTATTCATGCGTGCTCGTGCAGCTGTGAATGCCAGGTTGGTGAAAAAGCTGAATATATAGCTATTTACCACGACTTCATCATTTTTGAGAGACTCAGCAAAATCAATATACCTGAACTTTTTAATGAGATTGGGATTAGCGTCTTCGGCGACAAGCTTGCAGCTGCTGAGCGATTAATTCGAATCGGTGCGGAAACTATTTTCAATATCCGTAGAAAAAGCGGCGTTGTTATCGCTGTGCATGATTCAAATGCGTATGCGATCGAACCGGCTGATGAACAGGCGCTAAAAGAAGCCATGAATCAATATCAGGCTCATAGAGAAGAGCTTGAGAGACGTGGAATTTACGGCCCAGAACAACCAGTGGAGTTTTAAATGGCCAGATCGCGAAATATCAAACCAGGCTTTTTCACAAACGACGAGCTTGCAGAATGTCAGCCGCTGGCGCGCATTCTCGCTGGTCTGTGGACTATCGCCGATAAAGAGGGTCGCCTGGATGACCGACCGAAGAAAATTAAAGCCATGGTACTGCCGTTCGATGATGTCGATTGTGACGCTTTGTTGCAGCAGCTGCATCAGCATAAATTCATCAATCGATACCAAGTGAATGGTGATTCCTACATTCAAGTTTCTAACTGGAAAAAGCACCAGAACCCGCACTGCAAAGAAGCGGCAAGTGAAATACCAGAACAGCCTAAGAACCAAAATGGCACCGAACAAGAACAGTGCAATTCAGATGCAAAAGAGGAAAAGGAAGAAGAGGGAAAGCCTCAAGTAATTGAAAATAATGAAGCACAAGAAAAGCACGGTGCTAGTAAGGTGCAAGAACAGGTTCATAACAGTTTAAATCCTGCTGATTCCCTTAACCTGATTCCTGATTCCCCTATCCCTGATCCGGATTCCTTGGTTAACACCCAAGCCGCTGACGCGTCTTGCGAAGAGGCCAATGCAGATATTCATGAAATATCGAGTCGGTACGCATTCGAGGGCCAGATCGTTCGGCTGAACCACAAGGACTACCAGGCATGGTTAAACCTGTACCCGCTGATAGACCTGAATTACGAACTTCAGAAGCTGGATATCGAGTTCACGCATGAGAAGCCAAAAAACTGGTTTATCACTGCCAGCCAGAAGCTGAGCTACCAGAACAAGCAAGCGGCAGCGCGCAGCAAACCAGCCGCTAAGCCGGATCTGGACTTCAACAACACTGACTGGGCTTATGGGGTGATCCGATGAAATCTCTTGCAGAGCAGATGCGTAACCACGACCGCGAGCAGATGAGTCGCATGGCTCATAACCTGCCAGAGCAGTATCAGGAACGCGCCCCGGTCGAGCAGGTGGCTCAGGTATTCAACAAGCTGTTCAACGAGCTGCGCGCCGCGTTCCCGGCCAGCATGGCGAACTTCCGCACCCAGGACGACCTGAACGAATTCCGCCGTCAGTGGCTGCTGGCGTTTCAGGAGAACGGGATTCACTCCATGGCGCAGGTCGATGCCGGCATGCGCATTGCCCGCCGCCAGGAGCGCCCATTCCTGCCGTCGCCGGGCCAGTTCGTCGCATGGTGCAAACAGAGTGGCGGAGCGCTGGGTATCACCGTTGAGCAGGTGATTGCCGAATACTGGGACTGGCGTAACCGCTCGTTCGAATTCACTTCCAGCGAGCAATTCCCCTGGTCTCAGCCGGTCATGTACCACATCTGCGTGGAACTGCGCCACCGCAGCATAGAACGCCAGTTAACGCATGGTGAGCTGGCACGCGAAGCGGGTGATCTGGTGGACATTTGGGAGAGGCGCGTCTTTGAGGGTAAGCCAGTGCCGCCGGTACGCCGGGCGATTGCAGCACCGGCTGCCGAGCATGGACCGACACCAATACAACTGTTGCTTGCTAAATACAACCAATTAAAGTAGAGAACAATTGGGGTATATGATGATTATGAGAGTGTAAGGAAACCTAACTTATCCTAAATTACCAACATTTTAACATTCGTTAATCATCGATAAAATCCTTGAGAACTGCTCCTATAAGAGATAAATTTGAAAGGTGATTCCGTAAGAACACATTAAATAAAAAGGTCTGAGATGATTGAGTTAAAAGAAGTAAAAAAAGCTTTATCAAGTATAGATGAAGTTACAAAATTAAAAGACACAGATTATGGTATCTCTTTTTATTATAAAGAAGCCTTTACTGATTTGAGAGTGCACGCTAAAGAACCTATGATTTCTTCAAGGATTGAAGTCTCTAATTCTTTTCAGTCACCTCTTGATTTTAATAGTGTTTCCGATGCTGATGGTATAGCTAAAGTTGTTAATTTGACAACCGCAACACCATGCAAAACTATCTTTATTGGATCCAAAAATTCCAATGGTGCATTCATAATAAAAAATATTTCCTCAGATAAGTTAGATATTTTTTCAGAGGGTAGCCAAAATGAAGATATGCGGAGTAATAATTTAAAGCTGACGATCTTTAAAATGATGCTTGAAAATTTTGCTTGCTATAAAGACCTGAGGGTAGTGGTTGATAATTATAAATCTGGAGCGCAAAGTGAAAACTAATGATGCACCAAAGATTATCATTCAACTTATATTGAGTGCTCTTTTATTTTATTTTTATTCATTCAAATTTAAGGTTGAATTATTAAGTTTTTTATCAGAGCAAGTCTATTATCAAGTGCTGATAATTTTGGTTATTTTGTCTGGGTATATTGCCAAATGGATAGATAGTTTTCGTTTATTAATTGTTCATCATACGTTGATGCTATGTTCAAGCTCATATAAGTTTAAACATCTAAAGCAGGGAGTAGAGATTTTAACTGAAAAAACAGTTAATGCACAACTATCTCAATCAGCTCAGGCGATGATGACTGAAATAACATCTTCGGATTTTGAATTAGAGAGTATGGTGAAGGATATGCATGATCAAATACAAAAAATAAAGAAATGATATATTTCCATCGCTGCATTTAATTTTTGATAACATTATTTAGAATTAAATGCTTAATCTTGATTTAATTTAAGGGGTGGATTTTCAAAATATTGATAAAAGATATTGATTGTTTGATTGTTTGATTGTTTGATTGTTTGATTGTTTGATTGTTTGATTGTTTGATTGTTTGATTGTTTGATTGTTTGATTGTTTGATTGTTTGATTGTTTGATTTTTAATAATCTTTGCATTATGATTTTGTCACCGGAGCCTGAACAACTCCGGTGACTTCTGCGCATTTAAGGGGACTTAAATGCGACCACAATCTGAACTCCTCACCTTGTCACAGATGCAGAAATGCACCTGCGATTCTCTGCATTCTGCGGTTTCCGTTAAGGAGGCCGTATGACTCTGCCAGTAGACGGCATCAAGCTCCATCGAGGCAACTTCGCAGCCATCGGTCAGCAGATTCAGCCCTTGCTTGATGCCGGGCAATGCTTTCGCCTTCAGGTTAAGCCGTGGCGCGAGAAGCGCAGCCTGTCGCAGAACGCTCTCAGCCACATGTGGTACACGGAAATCAGCGACTACCTCATCGCCCGCGGTAAGGCCTTCGCTACGCCTGAGTGGGTTAAAGACGCGATGAAGCACACCTATCTCGGCTACGAAAGCAAAGACCGGGTAGACGTCGTGTCCGGAGAGGTGACCACGGTTCAATCTCTCCGCCATACCGCCGATCTGGAAACCGGCGAGATGTACATCTTCCTGTGCAAAGTCGAAGCCTGGGCGATGAACATCGGCTGTCACCTGACCATTCCGCAGAGCTGCGAGTACCAGCAGCTGCGCGATAAGCAGGAGGCATGATGTCTACTCCACTTTCCCGCGTCATCACCAACGAAATCTTCCGCGTTCCGGCGCGCCGCCAGCGTAAAGCCGCGGTTAAGCCGTCCGACATCCCGACTTTGAAAGACTACACCGCCCGTCTGGTGGATCAGAAATGGCTGCGTCTCGCGGCGAGGAGAACGCATGGCTAATTTATGCAAAGCGGCACGCGGCCGCGAATGCCAGGTACGCATCCCGGGCGTATGCAACGGAAATCCTGAAACCTCAGTACTGGCTCACATTCGTCTTGCTGGTCTCTGCGGGACCGGAATCAAGCCGCCTGACCTGATCGCCACCATCGCATGCAGCAGTTGCCACGACGAGATTGATCGCCGCACCCGTCTGGTCGATGCGGAATATGCAAAGGAGTGCGCGCTGGAAGGCATGGCACGCACGCAGGTTATCTGGCTGAGAGAGGGGCTCGTGAAAATATGAATATTTTCGATATCACGCCAGTCAGCAAACCCCGCATGACTCAACGGGACCGGTGGGTAAAACGTCCGGCAACAGCGGCATATTGGGCTTTTAAAGCCGAAGTACGCCAGCTCGGGATCTGTCTGCCTGAGTCCGGTTATCACATCACCTTCATCATTCCCATGCCAAAAAGCTGGAGCCAGAAGAAGCGTGCGCAACTTAACGGCCAGGCTCATCAGCAGAAACCGGATAAAGACAACCTGGAAAAGGCGCTTCTCGATGCCATTTTCGACGACGACAGCCGCGTCTGGGATGGCCGGGTGACAAAACTTTGGGGAGATAAGGGGCAGATCATTATTGGGGAGTGCGCGCCGTGACCAGAGACGAGATAACCCGATATCAGGCGGAAAGCGTTAAGCGCGCAAACCTGCCGCCAGTAGCAAAGCACAGCAAGACCAAAACCAATCAGCCACAGAAGGAAGCCGCATGAACAGTCAGCAACTGGAATACGTACGTCAGCAGCTCATTGTGGCTACCGCAGATCTGAGCGGGGCGACGAAAGGGCAACTGGTAGCTTTCGCCGAGAACGCGCAGTTCACAGCGACGGCGCGCAGCCGGGGCCGGAAGAAAATCACCGACCCGGTCACTGGCCGTAAAGTTAACCCGGACGGCCCGGCGATGAGTGGAAGTCAGTCCCGCGCCAAGGGATCGTCTATCGCGCTGGTGGGTCCGGTCGAATTCGTGACCGCATCCTGGCGCCGCGCCGTCCTTTCGCTGGAAGATCATCAGAAAGCCTGGTTGCTGTGGAACTATAGCGAGAATATCCGCTTCGAGTACCAGGTGGCGATAACCCAGTGGGCGTGGGCCGAGTTCCGGGAGCAGCTCGGCGCGAAGAAAGTGGCCGGCAAGACTATGGAACGCCTGAAGAAACTGATATGGCTGGCGGCGCAGGACGTTAAAGCGGAGCTGTCGGGCAGGGATGTTTATCAGCAACAGGACCTGGCGGCTCTGTGCGGCGTTAAACCTGATAACTGGTGCCATAACTACGCCGACTACTGGCGGGATATGTGTGTCATCTTTAAGCGGCTTGATGAAGATTCCCTTCGTTGTACTGTGAGAACACGTTCACAACAAAAAGCGACTTTTTCGCAGCAGGGTATTGCAAAAGTCAATTAAATAGCATACATTTCATGTAAATCTGATATCGTTGCCATAGATTTGATTGAACACTAAATTTTTAACCTCGCTCCGGCGAGGTTTTTTGATATGATACTCCAAAAATAAGGAGAACATCATGTCTTGGCTGGGAATACCTTTTAATTACTTTAACGATTCAATTATCGAATCCACTGCCATAAGTATTAGTAAGTTGCCCGCAATCATTGTAGAAAGTGGCTTCGGTTGGGATTCGGTGTTGGGGTCACTAATTGCAGGGGCCATTCCAGCCTGGATTGCATGGCGGGCCATAAAACATAGTCAAATTTCGCTTAGATACCAAATAGAGATAAGCAATTTTAATTTGTGGGCGCATGAGTTGCGCGATGCGATTAGCAATTTGGTGTCTCGCATCATCAATATATCAAATATCGTTCAGGAAATAGAAGATTGTCCTAATAACTCTGACGGTGAGCGTCGTATTGCTGAGTTGAGGAAAATATTATTTGATATTGGACGTGATATAACTTACCAGTCATCTAAGTTATCTCTTTTAATTCTTCAAGACTTCCCGGACTCTGATCCAGACTATTTGAAGATAAAATCGGTGATTGAAGAGGCTAGGAAAGCCGCTAAAGAAGGTGATCTGCATATCTTATTTGGAGAGAAACTTAATGATAGATGCGACGAAGTTCTGGCTGCAGCAGGTTCCCTCATAACAAAAAAAGCCCTCAACATTTAATTACTAATTAATAGGCTCGCCTCAGCGGGCCTTTCTCTATTTCAGGCCCCGGAAATCACCCTCATCACGCCTTGATGTAAAATTTCAGCCAGAAGGCCTGACCCTTTCAAACACACAGCACCCGCTAACTACGCGAGGTGAGAGCATGTATCGCATGGAAAAAATAACCACTGGTGCTGCCTATGGCGCTTCAGCCGGGAGCATCCTCAACGGCATGCTGAATGCCTACAGCCCCGAGCAGTGGAACGCTATCGGCGTGCTGGCGGGTATCATCATTGCCGTACTGACGTATCTGACAAATCTCTATTTCAAGATCCGCGAAGACAACCGCCGCAGCAGGAGCCGAGATGAACCCGACACTCAGGAATAAGCTGGTGGGTGCCATTGTTGGCGGATCCGGAGCAATCACCATTGCTGCAGTAATGCTGGGTAGTGCGGATGGCCTAGAGGGGCGGCGCTATTACGCCTATCAGGATGTTGTCGGCGTCTGGACTGTTTGCGATGGGCACACCGGTGCCGACGTTCGCCGCGGTCACCGCTACACCGACAAAGAGTGCGACAACCTGCTTAAGGCAGATCTGCGAAAGGTGGCAAATTCCATCGACCCGATGATCAAGGTTCGCATCCCTGAGCCTACTCGCGCCGCGCTTTACTCTTTCACTTATAACGTTGGCTCTGGTGCCTTCGCCAGTTCCACGCTGTTGAAAAAGCTGAACGCCGGAGACGTGCCTGGGGCATGCAAGGAACTGCAGCGCTGGACGTATGCCGGTGGCAAGCAGTGGAAGGGGCTGATCACCCGGCGCGAGATTGAGCGTGAAGTTTGCGAGTGGGGCCAGAAATGAGCCGATTAACCGCCATCATCTGCGCTGTCGTTATCTGCCTGCTAGTTTCCATGGCCTGGGCGATTAATCACTACCGCGGCAACGCCATAACCTACAAAGACCAGCGCGATAAGGCGACGGTCCTGGCAAACACATCGGAGGCGATCACCAGCAACGTGATCACCACGATGAACCTCGTCCGTGACATTTCACAGGCTACCCAGAATGCAAAGAACGAACTGGCCCAAAAAGGCGAGACGCGCATTGTCTACATCAGGCAGGCGCTTGAAGGCGATCCGTGCGCTAACCAGCTTGTTCCTTCTGCAGCTGCTGACAGCCTGCGGGAATACGCAGACAGTTTACGTTCCAGCCCCGGTGGTGCCAATAAGCGCTGACCTGACAGCAGACACGCCGATTCCCGGAATGGCCGTGCCATTCACTTGGCAGGCAAGTCTGGAGTTAAACGCTCACCTCTATACGGCGCTTGGGCAGTGCAATCTGGATAAAAGCGCAATTCGTACAATAGAATCAGAAAGAGCTAAGGAGCAAGAACTCCAATCTCAACGCCAGTCCAAGTGAAGATGGCTGCGAGGATTATCATTAGCTTTATCCTATTTGGAGTATCCGGTGACCCATACGTGTAATTTTCGGCAATACTACCGTCATCATTGAAACGCTGCGCAACATGTTTCTTGATTTCGTCAGGTTCTCTTTTGCCTATTGAATTTGCAAAGTTCTTAAAGTTGTTGATGAAATCCGAAGTCAAAAGTTCGTTGTTAATGTGATGGGCTGCATGGTTTCTTATTTTATTCATTAACATGAAACCTTTATACGCACCCTCAGGCATACCAAGCTTGAATGCCAGTTGTGCCTTTGATGCGTAATTCATCTGCAGTTTCACTTTGTCGACTGGCTCGTCTGAAAAGAGATCTTTTGAATTCAGTGCACCCGCAAGAAACGCCTCTAGGTAGGTTTCAGAAATCAGGTGTAACCTAAGAAAACAGCCCAAATCATCCTGAGAAGAAAAAGTAGCAATCATTGCTTCTCGTACAGATATGTCATCGAAAATAGTGCGAAAAATTATAGCGTTCACTTTTGCCTCATGCCGCGGAGAAATCATTATTATGCCTCAGGGCTTAAGGCACGTGCATCACCATATTTGGATAATCCCCAACAGTGGAGAAAAAGGCCCTTAATGTCTGATACCTACCAAATCACGTTAACCACCCAAACAGGCGAAACCTTCACGGGCAAGATGTCACGACGTCAGCCTGAGCTGGTTAACGGCTTTGTGCCGCTGGCGACGGAGACTGGCGAGTGGCTTTACTTTGCTCCGGCAGATGTGAAGCGCGTGCAGTTCACGCCGATACAGGCAGAGCAGACCGAACAGCCAGAAGAACAAACAACGGAGTAACGAATGAGCAAACCGGACTGGGAGGCCATCGAGACGGCGTACCGGGCCGGAGTGATGTCCCTCCGAGAAATAGCATCACAGCACGGTATCAGTGAAGGTGCTATCCGTAAGCGTGCCAAGCGTGACGACTGGTCGCGTGACCTCAATGCGAAGATTCAGCAAAAGGCTGACGATCTGGTACGCAAACAGGAGGTACGCAAACAGGTACGCAACGAAAGTACTTTGACCGAGCGCGTACTGATAGAGGCGACTGCCGAGGTGATTGCCACGGTACGCATGGAGCACAGGGGTGACATTCGCCGGGCTCGGGAACTGACCAACACGCTATTCGATGAACTTGGTGCGCAGTGCGCAGATGTAAGCGCGCTCGAGCAGTTGGGCGACATCATGTTTGACCCCGACGATAAAGGGCGGGACCGGCTCAATGAAATTTATCAGAAAGTGATCAGCCTGCCTTCCCGCGTTAAATCCATGAAAGACCTGAGCGACAGCCTGAAGACGCTGATCGGCCTCGAGCGTGAGGCATACAGCATCGAGAATAAGGCTGAAACGAAAGAGGTCACCCATAACGTCATGCTGGTGCCAACCAGTGACAGCGTGGATGACTGGGAAGCGGCAGCGCAAAAACAACAGGACGGGGTGCTCGGTGGATGAATTACAAAGCTGTATGGAAGCCACTTCCGGGATCGCAGTCTCTGGCGCTGAGCTGCCCGTGTAATGAAATCCTGTTCGAGGGTACTCGCGGACCAGGTAAGACCGCTGCGCAGTTAGCCAGGTTCCGGCGTAATGTCGGAGTGGGCTATGGCTCGTTCTGGCGCGGCGTCATTTTCGACACCGAATATAAGAACCTTGCCGACATCATCACTCAGTCGAAACGTATGTTTCGCTTGTTCAACGATGGTGCGCGATACCTTTCATCTGCGAGCGAATTGCGATGGGTATGGCCTACTGGCGAGGAGCTGCTCTTCCGCTTCGGCAAAGAGGCGGACGACTACTGGGATTTCCACGGGCAGGAATTCCCGTTCATTGGCTTTAACGAGCTGACGAAACAGCAGTCTCCAGAGTTCTACGAAATGATGTTCTCCTGCCGCCGCTCATCGTTCAGGCCGGAAAACTACCCGCTGGAGAATGGCAAGTTACTGAGGTCGATCCCGCTGGAAACGTTCAGCACTACCAACCCGTTTGGCATCGGGCATACCTGGGTGAAGAAACGCTTCATTGAGCCAGCGCCGCGCGGAACCGTGCAGCGCGACCGGCAAATGGTGTTCAACCCTCAGACAGAACGAGAAGAGGAAATCACGCTGACCCGCGTGGCCATCCACGGATCGTTCAAAGAGAACCCTTACCTCGACCCGCAGTACATTGCGACCCTGATGGCTATTAAAGACCCTAACCGACGCAAAGCGTGGGTAGAGGGCTCCTGGGATGTGACCAGTGGCGGGCGATTCGACCACCTGTGGAATGAATCGCTGCACGTCATTAAGCCATTCCGCATACCGGATAGCTGGACAGTTGACCGCTCGCATGACTGGGGTGAGTCGAAGCCGTTCGCTAATCTGTGGTGGGCGCAGGCTGATGGCACTGCCGCCGAGCTGCCTGATGGTCGACAGTTCTGCCCACCGGCAGGGACGATAATCCTGATCGGAGAGTGGTACGGCTGCCCGCCTGACGAGCTGAACAAAGGCCTGAATATGTCATCCACCAACGTCGCGAAAGGCGTGGCGTGGATTGACAAGCGGCTGGTGGGCAAAGACGTCGACGAACCGGAAGAGATTCAAATCGACGGGGTCACGCAGGGCCAGTTGAACATTGTTCCGGGATTATGCTCAGAAGTTATCCCGGGCCCAGCTGATAGCGCCATTTTCAATACCGGTGACGATGAGTTGTCGATCGGCCAGAAAATGGAAAATCAGGGTGTCGAATGGTTTGAAGCCAATAAGAAGCCAGGCTCGCGAGTTAACGGGGCTTCGGTATTCGCCGACATGCTTGAGGCGGTGGTTGAAGGTAAGAAGCTGGAATCTGGCATCCCTGAGAAACCTGCCTTTTACGTGTTTGAGCATTGTCGCGGCTGGATTAGCCGCATACCCGTACTGGTTCGCGACAGCAAAAACCCGGATGACGTAGATACCCAGCAGGAAGACCACGACTGGGATGCTACCCGTTACCGAGTACTGCATTCACCACAGAAAATCACCGGCATGTTGGTGCGCTCGCGCTGACGGAGGAAACCGTGAACGAAAGCGAAATGAACAAACAATTTGCCGCAAATGCCAGCCTCGATCGTGATCGTATGCGCTACGTTAACGCTCTGTTCAATGGCACCAGTAATACGAAACGCCAGCGACTTTACCAGGAGTTTGGCTATCCACTGAACCTGACGTTCGACGACTTTTTCCGGGCCTACAGCCGTAATGCAATTGCCAATGCTGCGGTCAACCGCATGGTTGATGGTTGCTGGGAGGACTTTCCGGATGTCTACGAAGGTGACCAGACGAAGGATGCCACCAGGCAAACGGAATGGGATAAGCGTGTAAACAAACTGCTCAAGCGTTGCTGGAAACAAATTAAAGGCGCTGACAAGCGCAACCTCGTGGGGCGCTACTCTGCGCTGCTGATCCAGATTAAGGATAACCGGACCTGGGATAAGCCAGTTGATAAAGTAATTACTGCAAGGCAGAAGGAAAAGGCGTTAGTTAAGTTGATCCCGGTGTGGGAGGCTCAGATTGAGCCTGTCACTTACAACGAAGATCAGAGCAGCGAGAAGTATGGTGACGTCACCATGTACTCGTTTACTGAGATACCGGTACAACAGCAAGCAGGCGGGCAGCCCGGGCGCATCATCAACGTCCACCCTGATCGCGTCATAATCCTTGCTGAAGGATCTGACGATGGCCGCCTCTACTCTGGAGAATCGCTGCTCGCGCCTGGTTTCCATAAAATTATGGATAGCGAGAAAGTTTCCGGCGGTGCAGCTGAGGGTTTCTTCAAAAACGCCAGCCGTCAGCTCAACTTCAACTTCAGCGCCAAAACAAACTTCTCAGCACTGGCTAAGGCTCTTGGTGTTTCAGAATCTCAGCTATCCGAAGCCCTTGATGGGCAGGTGCGACGCCTTAACGATAGCTCTGATAGCGCTGTGATGATGCAGGAGGGCGATGTTAGTGTGTTATCGGTTGCAGCGGCGGACCCAGAACCAACGTGGCGAACCATTCTGAATGAGTTTTGCGCCACCGTGCCGATCCCTGTCAAAGTACTGGTCGGCATGCAGACGGGCGAGCGGGCCAGTACCGAGGATGCGAAAGACTGGGCCAAAACCAGAATGAGCCGGCGAACCGGCTTCCTGACAGACCTGATAACGGACATCGTTACTCGATTCTGGGAGTTTGGCTTTATCCCTCCAGCGACAGGTGAGGAAATTACCGTCGGATGGTCTGATCTGCTGGCGCCGAGCCAGGCAGAGAAGATTGCCAACATGGACAAGCTGGCGGACGTGGCCGTGAAGTCGACGAACGCGTTTGGCCGCTCAGCCATCACCGAAAATGAGATACGCGCGGAGGGCGAACTGCAAGCCCTGCCTGAACTTGATGACGAGGTGCCGCCAGATGGCAATAAGCCAAAGCCTGACCCACTGGCCGACCCAGAATCAGAAGCCGAAGAGTCCGGTTATACCACGGTCGAAGGTTGACCCCACGATGTCGCGTAAGCCAGTCAGCAGGATGGAGCGCGACATTGAGGAACGGTATTACGCGATAAAGGTGGCGCTGAAAGCTCTTTTCGACCAGCGCCTGACCGGGCGAGAGCGAGAGGTTAACAGCCATAACTGGCACTTCCTCTGCCACGACCATGGCGAGGACATGCGTCTCTACCAGGTAAACGCCGGTAAGTTCATTTACGACATGTCGGCGCAGGAACTGGCGGACCTGCTGGAAGCGGTGCAGTCGATTCTGGATGATTACCTGCTTGATGGTGGCGAGCAAAACCTCTGGGCGATGGATTATGTCGTTGCAGAAGCGCAGCGCGGCACGCTGGAGGCATTCAATAACCTCTCGCAGCAGTCCCAGGTTTACGCCAGTCAGACGACGCTACAGCAGCTTTTAAGCAGCCCCGGTTATCTGAACCAGATATCTGCGGCCAGGCTGACAACGTTCAGCGACTGGAAGGTCATCAGCGATACCGCGCGCGGCGACCTGACCAACATCATCACCGACGCAGTGGCGCGGGGCGTGAATCCTCGTGAGACGGCCAGCGTCATCAGCAAGCGTCTTGATGTCAGCATGTCGAAGGCCAAAACCATCGCTCAGTCTGAGCAGGTCGGCGCGCTTCGGCAGGCGCAATGGAACGAAACGGACTGGGCCGTTGACAGGCTGGGGCTGAATACCGGCCTTCTGTGGCTGTCAGCGCTAAAACCAACGACGCGCACCTGGCACGCCAGCCGTCACGGCAAGGTCTACACCACAGAAGAGGTGCGGGACTTCTACGCCGAGAACGGCAACCGTTACAACTGCTATTGCAGCCAGATACCGGTGCTGCTCAATGACGACGGCAGCATCTTCAACGAGGGGCTGGCGGATAAGCTGGCGATAGAAAGAAAGCAGTGGAAAGAAGTTTAAATTCCGTGCATAGAAATAAGGATGTCAGTGTTATAAATTACATCCAAAAAACTCGTTTGGGTGAGCTATGCGAAGTAAACGAATAGACAGTTCCGGGTATCTTTATCATTGGGTTAGAGCAAATCCCTATATAAAAGGCGAGAAGGAGATCAATTACGATGTTGCATATATAACATTTCTAAAAATTCTTCGTGATGGATTTCTCAAGCCGGGAAGTGCGAAGATGACAGCTGACGTTGAATCTGTCTGTTTTACTGAATCTCCAGAGTATTTTAGTGAGTGGGATCAATCTAGATATCAGCCGTTTGGTTTCAAATTCGTAAAAAAAAGAATTTATGAGTATGGAGGTCGACCGGTAATCTACGGGTCATATGAGGATAAGAAGGAATTACCGCCAAGTTTAAAATGGCGCTTCGCTCCGCATTTACCCATGGATATTAAACCTGGCTGGCCGTTTGGCTTGGACTACACATGGGAGAGAGAATGGCGTTTGCGCACGGGTGCTCTAGACCTTTTAGACGCCATCAATGTTATAGTCCCAGACGAGTCCTTTGCTTCAAAACTTGAAACTGATGTGATTAACATCATAAGTGAAAACTCAGCCTACTACTGGGGCGGTAGTGGTGATGCTCGTGATGACGAAGAGTATCGAGATTACTTTTCATCCATATGGGAGCGAGTTGAATATCCCAGTAAATTCCAAGAAATACTTTAAACAAGGTCGCCACGGCGGCCTTTTTTATTGCCTCAAATCCACCAATGAGGACTCAGCATGTCAGTCTATTGGTGCTGCGGGTGCGGTCGAATCGTGCGCTATCAGTGCGTAACTGCGCTGGACTATTTCCCATGGTGCTGTAGAGCGCCTATGTTACGAAAAATCTAAACGAAGGCGCTTGTCGGAACTATTTCTTACAAGGGAACGCCTCACTAAGAGCGTCAACTGCTAAATCAGAAGCGTTTTCAGCCCGGCGTTTAGGGTTTTGCTTCAAGTATTGATATACGACATCAGAAATCTGGTTCAGATTAAGTTGATTGCTGGCACAAAAAAGTACACCGCTACCTAGATCGTAAACTCCTGATACGTATCCATAATACATATTTGCGTCGCTGATATCAGAACCCATTATTCTGTTTTCTCTGACTCTCATCAAGGATTCGCCCCAGGCAAAAAGCTGATTTCCTGTATAAAAATTTGCCTGCGCTTCCTGCGCACCGAACAAACCAATGGCGCCAATTAGCATGGCCTTTTTAATCATCATCTCACCCCTTTTGTTTGAATAAACATAACTTAACGAGGATCCAGCATGAAACGCAACCGCGTTAATGTGCTGACCGTCGTCAACTCCGCTTCAAACATCACCACTGAAACCATTGACGGCAAGCCACATATCGTGGTTCGCGGCATCACGCCTGTCGTGGACGATATCGTGATGAACCGGAAGTTGTACCCGGCAGCAGAAATCGAAAAGGCCTACAACACGCTCGAGCGTAACCCGATGCCGCTGGGCCACCCGAAAGTGGACGGCAAGCATGTGTCAGCGCGCGATGTCCGGGCGGTGAACGAGTACCACGTCGGGGCCTGGTTACAGAACGTCAACCACAAAGACGGGAAGGTTACGGGCGACATGTACGTTAACCGCCAGTACGCCGAGTCGAGCGACAAGGGTAAGCGCCTGATTAATCGCCTGGATGACATGCTGGCCGGTACCAACTCCGACCCGATCCACATCTCCACCGGCCTGCTGTATTCCGGCATCGCTGCCAATGGTGAATCGAAGGGCAAGAAGTACAACGAGATCGCCACCAACATGATGTTCGACCATGTGGCGGTGCTGCTTGATGAGCCTGGCGCCGGTACTCCGGAGGAGGGCGTTGGCATCTTCGTTAACGCCGAGGGTGATGAACTCGAAATCGAGGTCGTTAATCTCGAAGAGTCCGCTACCCCAGACCAGCAAGACCCCGCATTCAAAACATTTTTCAACCAGCTAAAGGCGTTTTTCGGCGCCAACAGCGATTCAACCCAGAAGGAAACAGACCCGATGAAAGAGCTCATCGTTAATGCGCTGAAGGCCAAAGGTAAATCGGTTGACGGTAAAACCGATGCCGAACTGATGGACGCATATAACCAGATGCTGGCAGAAAACGCCGACAGCAAAGAAGAAACGCCTGAAGAGAAGGCCGCTCGCGATAAAGCCGAGAAGGAAGAGCGAGATCGCGCCAACAATCAGGCGGAAGCACCAGCATGGTTCAAGCCATTCGCTGACGATCTCGCTGCGGTTAAATCGGGCTTGGCGGTGAACTCTGACAAAGAGAAGGGCGAAAAGCGCGCAGCTGTGAAGCTGGCGATGAACATGAGCGATGAAGAAGTCGCAGATCTGGACGGTAAGGCGCTCGACGCGATGTATGCCAAGTGCCAGACCTCTTTCGGCCTGAACGGTGCATTCCGCCAGGCTACCAACACCCAATCAGTCAGCGAAATGCCGGAGTAAAAAATGGCTAAAGACGGAAAACACATAATTCACGCCGGTGGCGTATTCCCTAATCCGCTGCTCAACCGTGAAGGCCGCGCCACTGCGGTCAAGCCTGGCACCCTGGGCTTCTTCGATGCTGGCGTCTTCAAGGTGTCGGTAGATGGTAGCGAAACAGCGATTATCTATGTCGCTGACTTCGACTATCTGCGCTGCAAAACGGTAGATGACACGTTTGCTGTCGACGATCTGCTGGTAGGGATCCACCCACTGCCTGGCATGTTCCTGAACGTCCGGGCTGCCGCCGGTACCTACAAAAAAGGCGACGCTCTTTCAATCGTCAACGGCCAGGTGAAGAAGTTGGCTACTGGTGAATCAGATCGCTGCTATTGCGACGAAGAGCGCTCAATCACCGCCGCTGCTGGCGACCTCATTCGCGTAGTGATTAAGTAA